AATTCTAATCAAAAGCAACTCGACACACACATGGCAGCATTTAACTGGTATGCACAACAACTAGAAGCGGTTACTCCGGAGCAAGAATAATGGCTGCTAGAAAAACCCAGTCTAAAGTTTTAGATTCTCAACAAACCTTGAATGAATTAAAAACGCATCAAAAAGAATGCACTTTAAGATACGAAAGGATAGAAGAAAGACTGAATGAAGGTTCTGAAAAGTTTAAAAAACTAGAAATGATGATTTGGGGAGTGTATCCATTTATGGTTGCGACTATAGTTGCAGCTAAATTTTTATAGTTGTGAGCTATGCCCTTACAAAAGTTTCTATTCAACCCAGGAATTAATAAAGAAGGAACCGCTTATACAGCTGAAGGAGGCTGGTTTGACGGTAATTTAATTCGATTTCGTAAAGGATTACCGGAAAAGATAGGCGGGTGGGCTAAAAATTCTCTTAATGCTTATAAGGGAACGGGACGTAAACTTCATGCTTGGGTTAACCTTCAAGGTACAAAATTTCTAGGTGTAGGCACTCGTCTAAAACTTTATATTCAAGAGGGAGATGCTTTTAATGATATAACTCCTCTTCGTTTAACTACGAGTGCGGGAGATGTAACTTTTTCAGCTACCAATGGTTCTTCTACCATTACGGCAACAGATACAAATCACGGAGCAGTAGCAGGGGATTTTGTTACGTTTAGCGGAGCTGCCACTTTAGGCGGTTTAGTCACCGCTGCTGTTCTTAATCAAGAATATGAAGTAGCTACTGTAACTAGTGCTAACGCTTACACGTTTACTGCGAAAGATACTTCAGGAACCACGGTCACTGCTAATGCTAGTGATAGCGGTAACGGAGGAAGTAGCGTAGTTGGCGCGTATCAAATTAATATTGGACTTGATACTTATGTTCAAGGTTCTGGATACGGTTCTGGTACTTGGGGTAGTGGTACGTTTGGCTCTGTTAGCGCACTAAGTGCTTCTAGCCAGCTGAGATTGTGGTCGATTGATAATTTTGGTGAGGATATGCTTTCTTGTGTAAGAGCGGGAGGTATTTTCTTTTGGGATAATTCAGACACTGTTTCAGTTAGAGCTAAAGCGTTAGAAGATTTAACAAGTGCTAATTTACCGCCAACTGTAGGATTACAAGTACTTGTTTCAGACATAGACCGTCACGCTATTGTTTTAGGTGCAGACCCTATTGATTCAGCAGGAGTCGCTCGTACAAGTGTTGTAGACCCCCTACTCATTGCCTTTTGTGACCAAGAAAATATATTGGAATGGGAACCTAAAAGCACTAATACGGCAGGGTCTTTAAGACTCTCTTCAGGATCTCAAATTATAGGGGGGATAAGAGCGCGTCAAGAAGTACTGATTTGGACAGACACTTCGTTATACAGTTTACAGTTTATCGGTCCTCCGTTGACGTTCGGACTAAATCTAATTAACGAAGGGGTGGGATTGATCGGGCCTAACGCAGCTGTTAATTCTCCTGCCGGTATTTTCTGGATGGATCGTAAAGGTTTTTATGTATATAACGGTTCTGTACAGAATATACCTTGTTCAGTACATAGTTATGTGTTTGACGACATTAACGAAGAACAAAACTTTCAGTTCTTTGGGTTTTTAAACCGTCAGTTTAATGAAGTAGGTTGGTTTTATAGCTCTAGTGATTCTAACTTACCTAACCGTTATGCTGTGTTTAACTATGTGGATAATGTTTGGTCTATAGGACAGTTAGATAGAACAGCATGGATCGATGAAGGAATAGAAAACAACCCTAGAGCCGCCGGTGCAGCAAGCAGCAGTTATTATATTTATGACCATGAAACTGGTAACGATGCAGACGGTTCTCCGATGACTAACGTATATATCGAGTCAGGAGACTTTGATATAGGAGAAGGAGAAGAGTTTCAATTTATACGTCGTATGATACCCGACGTTAAATTTACAGGGACCGGTGGGTCTGGACAACAAATAAACACGGTGTTAAAGACTCGTAACTATCCTGGTGATTCTTTAGCAACAGATAGTACAAGCGCATTTACAGCAACCACTACGAAAATAGACATGCGAGCACGTGCAAGACAAGCCGTAGTTCGTTTCGAATCTGATGATGATGCGTCTGAAGGAATACAACTAGGAGTAGGCTTTAGAGTCGGTGGCACTCGTTTAGATCTTCGTCCCAACGGTAGAAGATGAGCAAGATACTACAAGGGCGTTTGCCCCTAGTTTCTCCGTACATGAATCAGTTTGTTGATGTAAATACGTTCAATAGATTCGTTCGTATATTAGAACTTAGTTTAGATGCGGTTGATTTTGACGCAACACCTCAATACACCGCCGAAGAAATAGATGAGTTACAGTTTCCAACAGGAGAAATAATCTGGAACTTAACAGAAGAAGTTCTTCAGGTTTGGTTAGGTACTCGTTGGGAATATCTTTCTACACCAGAGACTTCAGGGTTAAGCGCAACCGCTACATTAGGAACTATACAAGTAGTTGCAAGCGGTAATATAACGGTGGAGATTGACTAATGAGTGAGAAGTTAAGCGAACATTTTACACTAGGTGAGTGTTGTAGAAGTGAAACAGCACAGCGGCATGGTATAGATAATACCGCTACTGGTGAGGAATTAGAGAATTTAAAACGAGTTCTAGAAAATGTAATAGAACCAGTTAGAGTGCATTACGGAATACCGTTTACTCTTAATAGCGGGTATCGATGTCAAGAATTAAATGCGGCAATAGGGTCAAGTTCTAACAGCCAGCATTGTAAAGGACAGGCAATAGACTTCGAGATTCCAGGAGTAGATAACGATAAAGTAGCTCGATGGGTAATAGACAACTTAGACTATGACCAGTTAATCCTTGAGTTTTATGACGGGGTAGACCCTAACAGCGGGTGGATTCATGTTTCTTATGTCTCTGCTGGAGAAAACAGAAACCAAGCACTCGTATACCATGGCAAGCAATATACGCCATTTGAATGAAAGGAGCAGTTTTAGCTTTTATGTTAATTACTGTTATAGAAGGTAATGTAGTTGAAGGCGCAGATCAAATGTTATTTAGAGACGTCCATAGATGCCAGCAGTTCGCATATTGGATAGAACACAATTGCAGGGATACCCGTTGTAGAGGAGGAATTAAACAACAGAATATAACTGCGTATTGTAGACCTGTAATGGCAGGTGCAAACCAAAAATTTTGGGATTGAATATGGTTAAAAAGTTACAAGAAAATTCTGTTTGGGCTAAATACGACATAGACCAAGACGGAACAGTTTCAGACGAAGAGCTGGAACGAGCGACACAGATGATTGAGTTAGACTTAAGAGAAGAGAAACAAGACTCTCAACGTAGAATAGCATGGGTAGCGATGGCTTCTATGGTTTTATATTCATTATTACCGTTGTTACCGTTTGTTCCAGAAGAACGGCTTAGTACCCTTTCTTCTCTTTCGGATATGCTCTTTCTTTCACAAGCTTCTATTATAGGTTTGTATTTCGGCGCAACAGCCTATATGTCACGTAAACCGTAGGGGTTTACTATGATTATTGAATCAGTCGCCGCTGCGGGTGCGATACTGTCAACCATCTCAACCGCCATAAATAAACTAAACGAGGTTGGTGATGGAGCTAGTAAAGCTGTTGAATTGATGCAGGGGTTTTCGGACGCTTTAGATTCTTTTGAGCGCGAAAAGAAAGACTCGGTTATCAGCAACCTTAGCTCACAGGAACTTTTAAAATTAGAATCAATCAAACATCGACGCGATCAGTGGGAAAAGTCGCTGCATGATATGTTGGTGATTCATGACCCAGTTCTTTTGCAACGCTGGGACGATGCTAAGGCTAGACAAAAAGCTAATCATAAAAGGCAAATGGAAGCTATAAGAGCTAGGGCTGCTGCCCGAAAGAAAATGCTTCGGCAAATATATTTAATTATGGGGGTGAGTGCCATTGGCATTCTTTGTGCGTTTATTTTAATTGGAGGGGTCATACTGATCT